TGTGCAAATTGTCAATACGATATGTTTAACAGCATATCAAATGACGTGGCAAAAGCAGTAATAGCAGTTTATCTGTATGACTTAAGCCTAAAAGGATATGGCAAAAAGCGTATACAAAAGACTTTTGACATATTTAAAAATTATATGTCAGGAGAAACTCTTAACTTTTTAGGTAAAACTCTAAGAAGTGATGAGATGATAGCTTTAATCTCAAACAAGTTTGACGTTGATTTTAGCCAAATACAAACAGTCAATGAGACTAGACAAGATTTTAAAAGGAGATAATTTATGTGGATTGAGGTGTTAACGGATATAAAAGACATCAAAATAGGAGACGCAATAATTGACAATGACGGTAAAAGAAAATTAGTTAGTCAAGGCAATCTTAAATATAACGAGTTTATGGGGTTGACTTTATTTGGTGATTGTTATAAACTTGGAACGCAAAAGGTCCGTAAATTAATATATAAAGGAGTTTAATATGGGCAAGACAATAGATATGTTTGTGTGTAATAAGATGTACTTAAATGTATGCAGTACAAACCTTGCAGGTAATAAAAACTGTGATTGTTGCGATTACAATTTTGATAAATGTAATAATTGTTGCAATAAAGATACAAGTATGTGCAAAAAATGCACATACCAAAAAACAAAAAGAAGAAATGAAAACTACATCAAGATTTAGAAAATGGTTAGATGCAGTTAAAAAATTTTGCGAAAGTTTGTTTAATTAAGTACAAAACTATTGATATTTTAAAATCATCATGCTATAATATAATCAGATAATAAATTATATATTCTAATTTTAGGGGCGTAACATACAAAAGTTACATAGGTTTTGAAATGAGCCTAACGCTAACGTTAATTCGCTCAATAGAGTGATTGTTAGTAAAAGTCTTGAAGAAATAAATTAGTCTTTATATCATTCGTGATATATTGGAAGTTTAAGTATTCAAGAACCCAACGTGCTTTAGCCGTTGGAGTTTCAGTATCTTTTAGGGTATAACAAGGCTAATATAGAAGACCTTAGATGTGTCATCAAATATCATACAATTATCGATGACATAGCAAGCTATAATTTAAAACTCTTATAATCTAATACAAAACAATCTGTACTTGATGACAGTAAAACATCAAGAGCAATAACTGCTAAGTGTTATGTAAAAATAACGTTGTATGCACAGTACAGCGTTATTTTTATATGTTGACATAAATATTTAAAGTGGTATAATTAAGATAAAAAAGGTTGTGATTAAATGGAGTACATAAAAGTAAAAACGAGCGAATTAATACCTTACATCAACAATGCTAGAACACATGACGAAGCACAGATAAAAAAAATACAATCAAGTATAAGAGAATTCGGATTTATAAATCCAGTCATAATTGATGATAAAAACAACATTATAGCTGGGCATGGCCGAGTTCAAGCAGCATTAAAAGAGGGTATAACAGAAGTACCTTGCATCAAAGAGTCTCATTTAAGCGAGTACCAAAAAAAAGCGTATATACTTGCTGATAACAAATTAGCAGAGTTGTCAGGATGGGATTTTGATTTGTTGGCAAATGAAATTGAAGAACTTAAAAATTCAGATATTGACATTGACATGTTAGGTTTTGACGAAAAAGAACTTTTGGAACTGATAGAAGAAAAGCACGATGCAGAAGAAGATGGGTTTGACTTAGAAGAAAATTTAAATGCCAAAGAAATTGTGAAACGTGGTGACATTTGGAATATTGGCAAGCACAGATTAATGTGCGGCGATAGTACCAACAAAGAAGATGTTTATAAATTAGTCGGGGAACAAAAAGTAGATTTGCTGCTTACAGACCCACCTTACAATGTTAGTTATGAAGGGAAAACCAAAGACTCTTTGAAAATTGAAAATGACTCTATGCCAAATGAAGAGTTTAGAGAGTTTTTGAAAAATGCTTTTATAGCTGCTGACAACGTAATGAAAAACGGAGCGGTTTTTTATATATGGCACGCTGATTTGGAAGGGTATAATTTTAGAGGGGCTTGTGCGGATGCAGGCTGGAAAGTAAGAGAGTGCTTAATTTGGAATAAATCCAGTATGGTTTTAGGGCGACAAGACTACCACTGGAAACACGAGCCTTGCTTATATGGGTGGAAAGGGGGCTCGGGGCATCTGTGGAACTCTGACAGAAAACAAACAACTGTGTTAAACTTCGAAAAGCCAAGCCGAAACGGTGAACATCCAACAATGAAACCAGTGAGTTTATTTAGTTACCAATTACAAAATAACACAAAAGAAGAGGATACTGTCCTCGACCTTTTTGGTGGAAGTGGTACAACACTGATTGCATGTGAACAAACAAACAGAAAATGCTTTATGATGGAGTTAGACGAAAAATACGCAACGGTTATTATTAAAAGATATATTGAACTCACAAAAAACGAAGGTGAGGTGTATGTGATGAGGGGAGACAAAAAAATTAATTACACCGAGTTAGTAAAGGATGTGTAAATATGCCAAAACGTAATAGCATAGTCGATTATTGGTTAACTAAAGATGGGTTATTGTTAATCGAAGGGTGGGCTCGCGATGGTTTGACATACGATCAAATTGCAAAAGATAAATTAAAAATATCAACTTCAACTTTCTGTGTTTGGAGACATAAATATCAAGAATTTGAAGAAGCACTTAAAAGAAACGGAGAAATAGTTGATAGAGAAGTTGAAAACGCATTAATTAAAAGGGCATTAGGTTATGAATACGAAGAAACAAAAACAATAATCGAAAGAGACAACAACGGGAAAGAACATAAGAAAATAGAAAAAACAACTAAGCACATGCCAAGTGATGTAACAGCGTGTGCAATTTGGCTAAATAATAGAAAGCCTCAACAGTTCCGAAGAAATCACAATTTAGAAAAGTTAAAGGAAAAAGAATTAGAAGTAAAAGAAAAAGCGTTGAAAAAAGCCCAAGAAGAAAATGGAATACTTGAAAAATTAATTGAGGGGTTGAAAAGCGATGACGACTTACAATCCTAAACAAAAAGATTTTTTAAAAAGAGTGCAAAATAATACATTGTCGCGTATAAACTTGTTAGAGGGTTCCGTGTCAAGCGGTAAGACGTGGATAAGTTTAGTGGCGTGGGCGTTTTGGGTTGCTAAGATGCCAAAGCAAGGTTTATACATGATGTGTGCAAAAACTCTTACTACTTTAAAAAACAACTGTTTATTGCCGCTGCAAGGCCTGATAGGAGAGTCAAATTTTAGTTTTAGTTTATCGTCAAAAGAGGGACAACTGTTTGGGCGTAAAATATTGTTAGAGGGTGCAGCAGATTCCAAGAGCGAGGGCAAAATTAGAGGTATAACGCTGCAAGGAGCATATTGTGACGAGTTAACATTATTTCCAAAAGATTTTTTTAATATGTTGCTTAGTAGATTGAGAGTTGCAGGAGCAAAATTAATAGCGACTACTAACCCTGATAATCCCAATCATTGGCTTATGACTGACTATATAAAAAAACAAGACTATCTTGATATGTTAGTTGTAAAGTTTTTGATTGATGATAATTTGACATTGCCAAGCGATTATATAATAAACATCAAAAAAGAGTACAGCGGGGTTTATTACGACAGATTTATAATGGGCAACTGGGTTGCAGCAGAGGGTTGTATTTACAATAAATTTGCTGCAACTCCTCAAAATTATATATTACAAAAAGTTCCTAACAATATTATTTTTTCAACAATCGGGATTGACTTTGGTGGGAATGGCTCGGCAAACACATTTCAACTCACTGGATTTACTCAAGGTTTAAAACAAGTGATAACACTTGACGAGTATTACAGCAAAGATGAACTAGATGCAACACAGTTAGCTCAAGAGTTTTGCAAGTTTGTCAAAAAAAATCAGCTGCAATATAAAATATTGGTGGCTTATGCTGATAGTGCGGAGCAAACAATAATACGCAGTTTTAAAAACGAGTTAACAAAACAAGGTATAGCTTTAGTTGTAAAAAATGCACGCAAAGGTGAGATAACGGAACGCATAAGGTTTTATAACATGATGTTTGGTTGCGATGCTTATAAAATAATGTCGCATTGCAAAAAAACAATTGAGGCATTTAGTAATGCAGTTTGGCAACAAGGCACAACTAAAGACATAAGGCTTGACGATGGGAAGATGAACATTGACACTCTAGACGCTCAAGAGTACAGCACAGAGAGTTTAATGCAACAAATTACACAAGCAATACAAGTGAGGAGTGATTAAGTAAATGTACAATAAAACTCAAACAATTGAGGATATATTAATAAATCTAGGGCACAATGTATTAGTTACAAAGTGTCACAGAAAAAGAGAAAAAACATGGAAAGATTGGTATCAGGGCTGCAACGAGTGGCATAATATCAATATTTACAATGGCAAAAGTAACATTACAAGAATACGCAAAACTCTTAACATCTGTAAAAAGATGTGTGAGGATAAAGCGGATCTGCTTTTAAACGAAAAAGTAAATATTACAGTATCTGAAAGTAACCAAGCATTATTAGACAACGTACTTGATATTAATAATTTTTGGGTGCAAGCAAATGAATTAATTGAGTATACAAATGCCTTTGGGACTGGTGCTTTTGTTGAGTATCTCGATAACAACGAGATATCAATTGACTTTGTGACAGCAAGCAATATATATCCATTGAGGACAAAAAACAAACAAATAATTGACTGTGCTTTTTGCACAGAGATACAGCAAAATAAAGGTAAAATCTATTTTATACAAAGACATCTTAAACAAAATGGCACTTATGTAATCTATAATGATTTTTACGATGATAAGGGCAACAAGATAGCTAATGACACAATCAAAGAGGTGTATTACACTAAATCTCCTTATCCGTTTTTCCAAATTATACGTCCAAACATTGCCAATAATTTTGATATTACAAGCTGTATGGGTATCTCTTGTTTTGCTAATGCTATAGACGATGTCAAAGTAGTTGATAATATATATGATAGCTTTGATGCAGAGTATAATTTGTCTCGTAAAAGAGTGTTTGTTGATGACAGCATGCTTAATGTAGATTATGAGTCAGGGCAAACTAGACCAACGTTTGACCCATCTGATCCAATTTTTCAAATGTTTCCGGGGCAAGACGCAAATAGTAAAATACAAGAGATAAACAGTGCTATTAGATACGATGCATATATCAGCGGTTTAAATCAAGCTTTAGATATTTTGTCTGAAAAATGCGGTTTTGGTAAGGGTTATTACAAGTTTGATGTTGACAATACACAAACTGCAACGGCTATAATAAGTCAAAACTCAAAACTTTTTAGACGAATTAAAAAAGACGAAATAATTTTAGAAAAAGCATTGACAGACATGGTAAAGTCTATATTATTTTTAGCAGGGCGAAAAGATGAAGAAATAAGTGTGTCTTTTGATGATAGCATAATCGAGGACACTGAAGCTTTAGCTAAAAGAAAACTACTTGAAATATCAGCAGAAATTGATGATGCAGTTGGATACTGGACGGAAGTAAAAGGTCTAACTAAAGAACAAGCTATTGAGAAGATGACAGAGATTGAAAACAGAAAAGGATTAACAGAAGAAACGGACATTGGAAGTGATGTTTAATGTTGCGAGAAGAAGATTATGAGGAAATCACAAAAGAAATAGAAGAAAAAGGGCAATTGACGGAACTATTATTATTAAAACTTATTGCAAGTTTTTTGAATATCGAAGAAGATGAAGATATAGAAAATTGGCGAGATAAAAATTTATTATTGGTCAATCAAATGGCCAAAAAAGCACAAAAGATAATACAACAAAATGGAGTTACTGATAATGATATATCTAAAACTTTAAACTTAGCAATAACAACCGCTTTATATAATCAAGATCTTATTTACAAAATGGCACTTGACAAAGGATTGATTAAAAATAAGGCTGGAGATGTAACTAAAAAAGATTACTACAAACAAATGTTAAACGCTGCTATAAAAAATACACGCAAATACAAAAACAGCGTTAACACAACAGCTTTAAATATGAGCAAAAAAGCATTCAGAGACATAATAAATCAAACTTACTTAGATGTGAGCACAGGTAATATGTCGCATATAGATGCTGTAGAGAGAGCAACAAAAGCACTTGCAAACAAGGGCATAACTGGTATTAATTATATAAGCGAAAAAGGGAAAAAAACAAGGAGAACAGTATCAAGTGCAATACGTACGATGATAGTTACATCAACGAGCCAAACGGCGGGGCTTATGCAGTTGGAACGTGCTAATGACTGGGGGCAGGATTTAGTTGAGGTATCAAGCCACAGCGGAGCAAGACCATCACACGCAATATGGCAAGGCAAAATCTATAGTATTTCAGGCAAACACAAAAAGTATGCACACTTGACAACAGCAACAAATTATGGTACTATTGAGGGGTTAAAGGGTGTCAATTGTACACATGATTTTTACCCCTTTTTTGAGGGGTTAAGTCAACAAACTTTTAAACCAACTTCTGACATGAAAAAAAATAACGAGATTTACGAACAGTCACAGAAGCAAAGGGCTTTTGAGCGTAAATTGAGAAAAGAAAATATGGAAAAGGAGCTGCAAAAAGCAGCAGGATTAAATGTTGACGAAGAACTAAGCGAAACAGAAAAACAATACAGGCAGTTTTTAAAAGACACAGGAAGAACAAGGCGAAAATACAGAGAAATCTAATACGTCAAGTTGGACGTTAAACGAAACAAACACAAAGTTATGCAACAACTTAAAAGCGTATGTGTAAAGGAGTATTTTTATGACTAGAGAATTTTTAAAAAACTTAGGAATCACAGAAAAAGAAACTATTGACGAAATCATGAAAGAGCATGGGGCAACGATAGAAAAGGTAAAAGCAACAGCAGAAGAAAAAATAAAATCAGATTATGAAAAGCAAATATCTGAACGTGATAAGCAACTTGAAGAACTCAAAAAAGTTGATGTTACAGCTTATGAACAAAAAATCAAAGAAATACAAGAAGAAAACTTAAAGTCAAAAACAGACTTTGAAAATCAATTAAAACAGACCAAGATTGATTTATCGATTGAAAACGCATTAATCAAAGCAGGAGCAAAAAGCGCACAGGTATTTAAACCCATGGTCGACACTACAAAAATCATAGTAGATAATGATAAGATAATCGGGCTTGATGAGCAATTAGAGGCTATCAAAAAAGATTATGCGTGGGGATTTGGTGCGGAACAGGAAATAATCACAACAGGGCAACAGCAAACACCAAACAACCAATTAACTGCAGATGAGCAGTACATACAAAGTAAATACAAAGATAACCCTTATTACAAGGGTTAAGAAAGAGAGTGATATTACATGGCACAGTATGGAAGTTTTTACGTAGATGATAGATTTGGCAAAATTTTAGAACCAAATCTATATGGCGATGCAATTATGCAGCCAGGGAAAACATTTAATAATCAATATCAAGGAGATGCAGCAGCAGGTTTGGTTAAAATCTACAAAACTACTAGAGATAGTGCAGTAGATCCAACAACACCAGCGGGAGATTTTAGCAACGAAAACATTGCTAATACATTGATTGACTTGAGATTAAATAATAGCTTTAGAAAATCAAAAAAAATCTATGATGTTGCTGCGAATAGCGTGCAATACAAAGTAGCGGATGAGACTTTGTCAACAGCAATCAAAGACGTGCAAGAGGGATGGCATTATTCTGCACTTGCTTGTTTAGCGTATGAGGGCAAAGACTTAGAGGATTATACAGCAATTACAAAAGATAATATCAAGTCTTATGTTTTAACAGCAAGAAAAGCGTTAAGAAACAAACACGCAAAACCAAATACAGTTATTGCGAGTGTGGCGGTTTACTCGTCAATGTTAGAATTAGCGGGCGGAGATTATACACCAAGCAAAAATGAAAATACGCTAACAACTGGTAGAGTAGGCATGTGGCTAGGTATGACTTGGTATGAGGGAGACCTGCTCGACAACGAGCAAGCTAAGTATTACAACCACGCGGGCACATTGCAAGTTGTAGACTTAACAGACGTTGATTTTATCATGTATGACAGCACAGCATTCCACATTGTTAACAACTTAAATGCTATGCGTTTAAGAGATGCAGAATCGTTTATTGGTACACTAGCACAAGTTGAGATAAACACAGGTTTTAGAGTTTCAAACGCGGAAAAAGTTGTAATCAAAAAGAATTTACTGCTTGACGTATTGACAGTAACATCAACAGCAGGTGCAAGTGGTAAAACAGCAATTACAGTAACACCTACTAAGTTACCTGGTAACTCTTATGTTTACAAAACACACGCAACAATAGCACCAGCTGTGACAATTGGGCAGGACTTAACATCATGGACTGCATGGGATGGGTCAGCCGAAATTACAGCAACATCAACACACAAGATTACAGTTGCTGAGGTTAACGCAAGCAATAAAGCAGTTAAGGCAGGTAATACAACAGTTACAAGCGGTTCATAAATTAGGGGGCACGTTATGGCGTATATTATAAAAACTGACTATACAGCATTTACAACTACAGTAATAAGCGATAGCGATTTTACATTAATATCAGAGCGTGCCTCAGATATTTTAGATGTAATTACTTTTAACAAAATTGCGGACAAAGGGATATCTTTTTATCCCTTGTCTGTACAAAATAAAATCAAAAAATCAGTGTGTGCATTATGCGAGTCTATACAGATAAACGGTGGAGTTACAGCTTTAGCACAGTCGGCTGACGACTTGCCAAGTGTGTCAATTGGTAGTTTTAGTTATGGCAAAAGGTTTAGTTATGGCAAAAACTCCAGCAGCGGCACAAATAGCGTATATGGAGTAACAATACCACCGCTTTTGTATATGTATTTAACTGGCACAGGGTTACTTTATTGTGGAGGAGTTGATATAGTTGATAATACAACAAATCCCTGCAATACTTTTAATACATTCCTGTGTGCAAAAAACAGGGATAACGGTTGACACATGGGGTAATGCAACTTATGCGACATCTAAGACTATAAATCATGTAAGATTTGAGTCTTATCAAAAAAGGGAAATCTCAAAGGATAATCAAGAGATAAAATATAATCTAAAGATGTTTTACGACGTGGTAAACAGCACAGCAACAACATTTACTATTAATGATGTGATAACTTATAATAACACGGATTACCAAGTCAAGGAAATCAAAGAGTTGTTTACTGATAAATTACATCATTTAGAAATTGGTTTGGTTTAATATGGCTAGAGTTGAGATAAACATGCAACAGATTTTAAATCGTATCAATCAAGCAAACGACGAGGGCAGGCGGATTGTAACAGGAGAATTTGTAAAAGACGCAAATTATTATGTAAGACAAGACACAGGAGTTTTAAAAACGTCTGCTATACGTCACAGTGATTTTGAAAATGGGAAAGCGGTATGGAATACCGAATATGCTCGCAAAGTGTATTATACAGGTCACCCAGTTTTGGATAAAAATCCAAACGCATCATTGATGTGGGCACATAAGGCTCACATGCAGCACAAAGACAAATATTTAAGCATTTTAAAAAGCATAGCAAGGGGGTTAAGCAATGTGTGAGACTGCATTAAGTGTTGTTATGTCTGAGGTCGCAAAATTAGGTTTAGCTATAACTCATGGTTCAATTCCAACAAATGGTAGTTTTGCTTGTTACGTCGGAGCCGGCTCAGAGTCTGAGAGGTTTTATAACGACGATAGCATAATTGATGTTTTAGTCAGCATAAATGGCAAACACACAAACGTGCAGACTTTACTGCAAAACTTTGGCTTAATCTCAAATAGTTTAGTAAAATACAGAGATGACAATATAATTGGCATACGTATATCAAGCGTGCCGGTGTTCGTAGACAAGGAAGAAAATAGTCAAGCTTGGATTTATAACATGATCTTAAACATCCAAGTTTTTAAAAGGAGTGTGTAAAATATGGCATTAGGAATTAATTACAAAAACACGTGGGAAATCGATGTAAATCCTGGCGGTTCTCCTCAATGGGAAACTTTGGGTGCAGGAACGACAAACGTTACTCATAATCTAAACGAGGTCTTGTATCAAGCATCTTATATAGATGATGAGGGTTGGGGGTCTACTGAGGTAACTGGTGCTCAATTAACAATGGCATTTACTGGAGCAAGAAAATACGAAGACGCGGCACAAAATTTTATATTTAGCGATGCAGTTAAGTATAATTTTGGAGACGCTCGTAAAACAACAATGAGGGTGTTATATCAAAATGGTGATATATTGTCAATACCAGTAACAATTGTAAACCCGATTGACAAAGGTGGAGACGCAAACGTTAAGTCTGACATGTCGTTTGAGCTACACGGTAACGGAAGGCCAGTACTGACATTAAGCGGATTATTGGGTTCATTAACAGTAGTTTCTGTCTCTGGAACAAGTGGGAAAACTAAGGTTTACGTAAACCCAGCAGTTACTTCGTTGCACAGTTATAAGTATAAACTTGCTACAACAGCGGTTTCTGTAAGTTATGACGAAGTGGCAACTACTGGTTGGAGTACTTGGGATGGAACCGCGGAAATAACTGCAACAACTGGCCAAGTTATTACAATAGTCGAAGTACTTACTGCAGATAATAAAGTTAAAAAAACTGGAAGTCAAACAGTAACTGCCGGATAAAAATACGCCCTGTTAATTCAGGGCATTTTTACAATGATTAAAAGGAGAAAATTTATGTTTACATTAAAAAGAAATCAAAATATTACTGAGCAAGTACAGATTGCTGATGAGGTCATAACTTTAGATTTATCAGCGGATGGGATATACAAAACCGTAAATAAAGCACAAAATGAATTAATAATTGTGCAAGCAAAGTTAAGAAACGAAAAAGCAACAGAAGAAGATTATTACATGTCAATAGATGGACTATATAACGCAGTTTTTGGAAGTGAAAACTATGATAAAATAAAAACGTTTTACGAGGGCAATTACTTAGAAATGGTGACGCAAACTACAGATTTACTTGAATATGTAGTCAAAAAAATGCAGGAGTCAGCAGAAAAATTACAAAAAACGGCAGGTGAGAAATACAAGAATGCTAAGTCGATTTTTAAGTAACAAAATCAGATTTGGCAATAAAATATATAATTTAAATCTTAGTTTTGATAATGTGTTACGAGTTTTTGAGTTACAGGAAGATAAGGAAATTTTGAAAACTGTAAAAATAGACATAATGTTGTCAATGCTAGTAAAAAATAAAATTAAAGATATGCATCTATCAGATAAAATTATGCTGCTAGGTGCTATTTTTAAAGATTATATATTGCCCAAATCTGATAACAAAAAAGAGAACACGCAAAAAAGTCTTGATTTTAAGCAAGATGCAAGCTATATTTATGCTGCATTTTACAGAGATTATAAAATAGATTTGCAAAACGAAATCGGCAAAATGGACTGGCGTAAATTTTACGCATTATTCCAAGGCTTAGGTGAGGATAATATGATTAGTAAAATTATGTCTATTAGAACTCAAAAAATCCCAGCTAAAAATAAATATAACGCAGAACAAGTAGATGCAATTGTAAAAGCAAAACAAACGTTTAAACTCGAGAATACTGTTGATAATTTTGAAGAAGAAATGGATAAATTGGGAGCACAGTTAGCGAGCATAGCAAAAAGGAGTTGATAAATAATGGCGGACGGAAGAATAGAGTATGACGTGGTCATAAATAGTGAAAACGTGCATCGGGATTTAAATCAAGTAAACAGCGATATAGAAGAAACTGTCACGAGTAGTGAAAAAAAAGCAAATGACGGACTAAAAAAAGTTGGAAATGCCGTAGGCAATATGGCAAAACAAGCTGCTATTGCTACAGGTGCAGCGATAGCAGGGGCATCAGTTGCAGCGGTAAAATTTGGTTCAGAATTTGAAACGGCAATAGCTGGAGCATCAACGCTGTTTGGCGATACGGCTGTTGATGTTGATAATCTAAAATCAAAAATGTTAGAATTGTCTAGTGAGAGTGGAGTAGCTGCGGCGGATTTGGGTAACTCACTTTATAATGCGTTGTCGTCAGGTGTCCCCGCTTCTGAAGATATGAGCGAGGCTTTAGAATTTTTAGAAAAAAACACACGTCTTGCAAAAGCAGGGTTTACAGATATAGACACAGCACAGAGTGCAACGATTAAAACTTTAAATGCGTATAATTTGGGATTAGAAGAAACTGACAGAATACAAAAAGTTTTGATGCAAACCCAAAATTTAGGTATTACAACAGTTGACGAACTAGGTAGGGTTTTATATAATGTAACGCCAACCGCGGCGGCACTAGGCGTAAATTTTGAACAAGTCGGAGCAGGTCTTGCAGTAATGACAGCAGCAGGAACACCTGCTGCTCAAGCGACGACGATGTTAAATTCCATGTTCTCAGAATTAGCGAAAGATGGAACAAAAGCCAGTAAATCACTTGAAGCTGCCGCGGAAAACACCCAGTATGCAGGGATGAGTTTTACAGAAATGATAGAAAGCGGAGCAGATATATGCGACGTATTAACGTTGATAAAAAACTCTGCAGACACTAGCGGACTAAGTTTAATTGATATGTTTTCAAGCATTGAAGCCGGGAAAGGTGCTTTGGCACTTACTGGAGAAAATGCAGAAAAATTCAAGAACTCTTTAAAGGGAATGTCAACAGAGACAGATGTAGTAAGCGACGCATTTGACAAGGTATCAAGCACAACAGCACAAAAATTTGAAAAAATGATGAATAATCTAAAAAATGTGTCTATAAAATTATTTGAAAAAATGTTACCACTTATAGATAAAATTTTTCCTCAACTTGAAAAACTGATTGATAAATTGATAGACCCGCTCATGACTTTAGTTGATAAAGTTTTTGAGAGTTTGATTGTTGTTTTAGACAAACTCATAGACCCATTTATGGAATTAATTGACGCGATATTAGAGCCTTTGCTATCTGTTATAGATGTGTTAATTCCTATTTTTGTTAGCTTTGTTGATATAATTGCAAGACTAGCACCGATTTTGACACCGATTGTTGAATTGTTTGCAATGTTAATATCTACAATTCTCCCACCTTTTATAGATTTTTTTGTTAAAATTATAGACTTGATTATGCCAGTTTTAATAAGTTTGTTTGAGGCTTTGCAACCAGTCTTGGAACGTTTGATAACCGCTATCATGCCTGTTTTTATTGCTTTATTTGAGGCTTTGATACCAATCGTACAGATAATCACAGATAGCATTTTACCAATTTTTATAGAATTATGGTCAGAGTTGGGAGAATATTTTGTATTAGCTTTAGAAACGTTTTTGCCATGTTTGGTAGAGGCTTTGCAATTTTTAGCAGATGTGCTAGAAGATGTTGAACCATACATAAAAAAAGTATCTGAAGCAGTAATCAAAAATATGAAAGATGCTTTTGAAAAAGTTAAAGGTCCAATCGAAGAAATTCAAAAAGTCCTTGAAATCTTAAAAGTATATATGTGGGATAAGTTCCGTGCGAAATTTATCGAGGTATGGGAAGCGATAAAAGATGGTGTTAAAAACGCACTTGTTGCAATCCCGATATTTTTAATAAACACAATAAACAGTGCAATTGAGTTGCTAAACGGCATGATAGATAAGGTTAACAGCATAGCAGGGGCGTTAAATATTGAGTTAATACCAAATCTTGGTTATGTATCAATGCCAACATTCCACACTGGTGGAATAGTAGATTTTGGAAAAGCTGAGGGAACAGCAATTTTAAAGTCAGGCGAAATGGTGCTTACCGCATCACAACAGCGTAATTTATTTGAGATGGCAAATGGTAGAGGTTATAACAATGACGGTGGAAACACAAACAATAATGTAACTAATGTATATATGACTAATAATGTAAGAGATGACTTGGATATTGAAAAAATAAATCAAGAACTTAAGAAATTATCAAATAAAAACTTGAGGGCTATGGGAATGTAGTGTATAATATTAGTGAGTGATTGCTCCCTGAAAGGAGATTAAAAAAAATGTTTAAATTTAAAGGGATATCAAGTACAGAGTTTGGCGTCAAGGTTGTATCTAAAACCCCAATGTCAAAATCTTCAAGAAGATACAATAAATCGATTTATTACGGAAATTATGTAGCGGAGAAAATAGTATCAAAAAATGAATTTTTAATGACAGAGTGTGAAATTATAGTCGAATGCGACAAATCTAAAGTTAGGGATTTATACTCCTGGCTCGAAGGTTACGGCGATTACATAGACACTGATGAGGCAGATAAATATTACAAAGTCTATGCAGTAGATGCAATTGAGTGTAATCGCGTAAATGTATCAGATATACGTCAAGTAAAAATAGTTTTTAAGGCTCAACCATTTGCTTACAAGGTTGACAATTTTACAGTAACTGTGTGGAGCGGGTCGACAATTTTAAATGAGGGCACGATAATAGCACAGCCGATTTATTATTTAACAGGAAATGGGATTATAACTCTTAAAGTAAATAGAACAACAAAACCACTTATAATCAAAGACGTGGCAGGTACGATAGTAGTCGATACAGTTAATATGTTGATTTATGATTTAGATACAAAAATAAATTTTATGAATAAATCAACTGGAAAATTACCACTTTTAAACGTGGGAATTAATTTAATAGAGTTTACAAACGTGAGCAACTGTGAAATAACAAAAAATGAGAGGTGGTTATAATGGCACTTCAAGGAACAGGAACAGAATTAGATCCTTATTTAATTACAAATCTGACAGAATTACGAACAGAGGTTACAAATGCAAACGCTTATTATAAAGTTACTCAAGATTTAGATGTAATAGGCACAGATTGGGAAAAAGAATGGACTGTATGCACGATTGCATGTTTGCAGTTAGATTTTAACAACAAAAAACTTAGGAACATTACAACTGCTTTAGGACACGATGTTTTTAAATACAATTGCATAAATTCAAAAATTATAAATGCAAATTTTGAAAATATTACTTGCAATAAGCACGTATTTGGTCATGTCACAAGTTACACAACAATGAGTAACTTGACTATTTTAAACAGTAGCTTTAGTATAAAATGGAATGGGAGCACGTTTGGCTATGGATTGTTTGGGGTAATAAACACTACAGTTGATAGTTGCGAGTTTAAATTAAAAATTTATGGAACTGTAACCGCCGTTTTTTGGTCGGATAAATATTTTGACAGATGCCACGTTAATGTTACTGGTAATTTTACGTTATTGGAAACAGCTTTGGAAACATCTTCAGGATCTTGGTGGCTTCATATCTGTTTTTTTAGGTTGATAAATCGTGGTACAAAAATATATCTAACCGGGGATGCGACAATCAACATACCACCTGACTATCCTTTTTTGTTTTTTGCAAATGGGATAAACTTTGCGTACCCAAGTTACGGATACATGGCATATTATACTCAATGTTACATTGGAGTTAAATGTAATTTTAAATTAACCAGCGGTACAACTTTTGGCTCGCTATCTTTTGCACGATTTCCATCTTCTGGTTACTGGCCGCCAGCAAATTTTGTGATTGCGGAATGGATAAAAAATAATGATGTTGCCGTGTCGTTGACTAACAGTGAGCGAGGTAAGACATATGTTGTAACGGAACAACAAGCAAAATCAAGCGTTTACTTGCAGAGTCTAGGTTTTGACGTGAGTGAGGTGGTATAATTGTATGATTTTTACATAAAAAATGACCTACCTTTTTTATGGGAAGATGGCGGGAATGTCGCATTTAGTGAAACGCCAAGCACAGAAAAATTTGAAATGTTAGAACCTGTTAACCGGTGGGGTTTTGCGATAGACGGCTACACAAACGATGGGCTGCCATATCTTCAGTTACTCACGCCGCCTCTACAGTTTTTTGAATATGTGCAACGTGATTATATAAGTGTTTATTCATGGGAAACTGAACAGACTGATTTTGACACGAACGGGCTGGCGATTTTAGAACCCACAAAATGTAAAATCACAGAAGAAAAGCAAGGAGCATATTTTTTAGAACTAGAACACCCTATTGACGGTAGCGATAAATGGAGATTTCTGGTAGAAAATAACATTGTTAAGGCAAATGGGCAATTGTTTAGAATTAAATCAAAAACGACAGACACTGAAACAAGGACTGTATACGCAGAGCACATCACTTTTGATTTAAATGATTACATATTTGTCAAAAGGCGTGGCATAAATATAATTACGTTTGCTGATTTTTTTCAAGCTATAATAGATACTTTTAGAATTAAAAATGGTGATTATTTCGCAACAGGCTTAGAAGGTGATTTGTTTTATGATTTTACGTGTTATTCCAGTAAAGGAAATTGGGCGAAAAGTGGAAATCCAGTACCATTCGTGGTCTGGGACGAGCACATTGGGAAAACGCTAAACGAGGTATTAATTAGACGTGCAGAGCGGTTAAATCTCACGATAAAGCGTGATAATTTTGGTCTATATTTTGAGGATAATGTTTACGGTAGTAAGCAGGACGCATTTTCGATTGTTTACGGTTGTAACATGTTGAAAATTAATGAAGATGTTGACTTGAGCGATTTTGTGAGTTATGTAGTAGGTTTTGACAATTTTGGGCAAGGGTTTTATGTAAAAACTTCAAGTCCGTTTAATTTCCCACATCATGTCACAAAAAAAATCACGTTTTCATATCCAACCGCTAATTTCCAGCAATTAGAAAACGACGTATTAGCTTATTATGGCGCACATAGACCAAAAATCACATACGATATAAATTTTAGAGAGATTAAAGACCTGCAAGGGTATGAGGATTTTACACAATTAATGTCTTTTAATGTGGGAGATAGTGGTAAAATATATTCGGAAGATTTAGGGATTGAAACGACTCAAGAAATTGTAAAAAAAGTTTACAACGTATTGACAGAAGAAACTGAAAAGATAGAATTGGGAATAAAGAAAAGTGGTTTCCTTTCCGCTCCAGTATTTAGCAATTTAATCACTGATGAAAACGCGTTAAACAATATAATAATTAACACAAATAATAAACTTGGAAATATACTAGCTTTAGAAAAAATGACAATTTTTGAATTAGAGCAATATAGCATAGAACAAATTGAGAGGGGATATGTATAATGTCAGTTACTGAAAATTATGGATTTACGCTGCAAGACGACAAAAGTCAGAATTTTAGAATGACGATATTAGATGAGAATCTAGAATTAATAGATGCAGCAATAGCGGCTAAAGAGGATATGTTGCCAATTTTGGAAAAAACAAAATTAACTGATACAATAAAAACAACAGTCGCAGAAGTAGATGATACTATCGAGACGTCATCTTGGTCAGCAACAGCACCTTATACGCAAAATATAACGCTAAGCGTGGCAGGACATACAATCACAGATGCCGATTATGACTTAAATATCTATCGTATATCAAACACAACAGAGGCTATAGATAAACTTGAAATGGAGGCATACTCACATATTAGCAAAGCTGTTATAAGTGCAGATAATACATTAACATTAACAGCATATAACTATAAACCGTTGACGGATATAAACATAAAAATTGAGGTGATAAAGAAATGGTAAATATAAATAATAAAAACTACGACACACACGTTATTAACACTAATAATCCGCACGCTGTAACCAAAACACAGGTGGGGCTAAATAATGTCGACAATACATCTGATTTAGACAAACCTATTTCGACTTTGGCTCAGACAGCTTTAAATCTCAAGGCGGATGGCACGATAGTAACAGCTCACACCGCTAACACCAATAATCCTCATAGTGTTACTAAAACACAGGTGGGCTTAGGGAATGTTGATAACACTAGTGATATGAATAAGCCAGTATCAACAGCTACTCAAACAGCTTTAAATCTTAAAGCTAATAATTTAGATTTGACAACACATACGAGTAACACTAGCAATCCACATGGTGTTACAAAAACACAAGTAGGCTTAAGTAATGTAGATAACACCAGTGATTTAGACAAACCTATTTCGGCTTTGACTCAGACAGCTTTAAATCTCAAGGCTGATAGTGCAGGATTAACCACTCACACTACGAACACCAATAACCCACACACGGTTACAAAAACACAGGTGGGGCTAGGAAATGTAGTAGATGTAGATACTAGTGTTACGACAAACATAACAGATACATCTTCAAAAAGATTTGTATCTGATGTGGAAAAAACCACATGGAACGCTAAACGTGATATGTTGTCCGAAATCGTACAACGTACTGTGACATCCACAGAATGGACTTCAGTCACGTATGGTAACGGTATTTTTGTTGCTGTTGCGTTATCTGGCACAAACCGAGCAATGCGTAGCACCGACGGGATTACATGGACTGCTGTTGCGGTCAGTTTAGACGCATGGCGTTCAGTCACATATGGTAACGGTATTTTTGTCGCTGTTGCGTCAACTGGTGCTAACCGAGTAATGAGGAGCGTCGATGGGGTTGCTTGGACTGCAGTTGCTGTAGAGGTTAATGAATGGCGTTCAATCACATACGGTAATGGCATGTTTGTTGCAGTGGCGTCATCAGGGGCTAACCGTGTGATGTGGAGCACCAACGGGGTTACTTGGACTCCAGTTGTAGTCAGTTTAGACGCATGGAATTCAATCACATACGGTAATGGTATGTTTGTTGCTGTTGCAAAAACCGGAACAAACCGAGTGATGCGTAGCACCGACGGAATTGCTTGGACTGCAGTTGCAGTCAGTCTAGATTCGTGGAATTCAGTCACATACGGGAACGGAGTGTTTGTTGCTGTTTCTTCAACAGCAACAAACAGAGTTATGAGGAGCGTCGACGGGGTTACTTGGACTCCAGTTGCGGTAGAAGCTAACACGTGGAATTCAATCACATACGGTAACGGTATATTTGTTGCTGTGGCGTGGACAGGAACAAACCGAATGATGTATTCTGCTGATGCTGTAAATTGGTATTGCAAGAACATTCCATCAATAGATTGGAATGCAATGAATGCAATCTGCTATGGTGATGGGATGTTTGTTGCATTGTCAAAATATTCTTCAAGTGGCTTGTTAACCATAGGCGACAGAACCTATTCCGACAAAAGCCGAGTAGTAAAAAAATCGGTAATCGGCGAAGTATCTGTTACTATATTACCCGCAGATTGGACAGGCACAGGACCATTTGAGGACACGATATCCATATCAATATCTGGAGAACAAATCACAAATACGACACACGATATAAAAATAACTCCTGTGTGGAGTGGTACTATTGCCCAAAAGAAAGCGGCTATGCAAGCTTATAGTTACATTTCGGAGAGTGCAATAACATCTAACAATACTTTTACACTAACCTGCTATGACTATAAACCGGAAGTTGAATTAACACTTAATTTGGAAGTGTGGAGAAAATGGCAGTAATATTATCAGTAGCGACAGTAGATTAAGGAGGGACATTATGTATGTATTATTAATGTCAGTAATTATATTTACGCTATGTTATATCTCAAATTTTAGCTTTAGTTTGTTTTACAATACAAAAATATTAAGTCAAAAAGTATCAAAAACAAAATTAAAAAATATGGGATTAAAATTACTATCTTTTGTAATTGGTTTAACGTGTTTGTCAATTGCATCTTACTTGATCCCAAATGTTTTGACAAAACTAAACTTAAGTGTTAATATAGATATAACAGATAAAAGTATAGCAATCTTGTTTGGCTCGACTAGTGTATTTTACGCTAGTCAGAGCATCATAAAACTAAAAAATATATTATTAAAAAAAGGGAGTGGCAAAGATGATAGCACCTTATAAACAAAATTTTACAGTAACGCAACCATTTGGGCATCAAGGCCACAGGGGCATTGATTTAAGTGCTAGTTTTGGCGTAGGTGATACAACTATAGTAAGCGTGTCGGATGGTGTATGCATCCACGCAGGGTGGGAAAATCCACGCAATCAATATCAAGGCTATGGATTATGTATAGTTATAAAAGATAATCAAAACAGACACTGGATTTATGCACATTTGAGCAAGTTTTTAGCAGGCACAGGTGATATAATTAAGCAAGGACAAGCAATAGCAATAGAGGGCACAACAGGCTCAAGCACAGGATTACATCTACACTTAGAGTGCAGACAAGGTGGATGGGCACAAAGTAACAAGTCTTTAGATGTATCAGCAATTTTGGGCATACCAAACCGCACAGGTTTGGTTAACAATCAATCTCAAGTAGTTGCATCAGCACCGACACAGGCACAAACAAACACATATAATTTTAAATACATCTATAGTGACAAAGTTAAGGAGTTGCAACAGATTTTAAACAGTAAAGGTTTTACACTAGTTGAGGACGGCTTATTTGGTATAAATACATTAAATGCTTTACGCAAATACACTATCGAGATTAACGACAGCGGAACGCTGACTAAGTGGACACAAGAGGTTTTAGCGAGTAAAGGATATAATGTAGGTTATATTGATGGCGTAGCTGGAGCTCAAACCATGTTTGGTATAGAGCAGTTTCAGCGTGCTAAAAATTTGGGAACTGCAAAACGGAATAATTATACTTATCTTGGAGGTGATGATTGGTATTATCTGATTGAGGGGTGAGCATTTTGGAACAGCACGAAAGTCAAGTAGCCATGCAGACTTTAGAGAGTATAAAAAATCTATTGTCAGTATACGAAAAAACAATCGAAAACGAGCGTATCAGGCAAAATAACGAGCATAAATTAAATATTATAAAGACTATATGTATATCTGTAGTTGTGATAATAGTAGCGTGTATATTGCTGTTAGCACCATCTCAAATAGATGTAAAAAATGTAGCGGAAGCAAAAAGCGAGGTGGTAAAAAATGAAAATAGAATATCTTGGAGTCATTGCAACATTGATGACGATATGCAGTTTTTTAATCGGCAGACTAGGAGCTTTTAAAAAAAATACAGCTGATGAGGTGAGTTGTCAAGTTAATCAGCAGAGGGATATTAAAGATTTACAATTATCAATAAGCAGACTCGAGGGAACAATGAAAGACTTATTTGCACAGTGTGCAAGCAAAACAGAGATCGAAAATCTTAAAACAAGATTACAACTTTTAGAAAAAAATCAAATACCGTAAATTTAGACTAGCTTAATTGCTAGTCTTTTTTTGTTTTTATTGCACAATAAAAATTATAAATGTTTGTGAGTTATTTTCATTAAATCTTTTTGAAATAGTATTGACTTTATACTACAAATGTAGTATAATAAATACATAAGGTAAAGCAAAACAAAAAAGAAAAGAAAGAGGTAATTAAAATGAAATATAACAAAAAAGAAATAATGACAAGAGCACACGAAATAGCAAAAACACTTGAGGGAAACTATTCAGCAAGAATGTCAATTGCTCTTAAACAAGCTTGGAGTGAATTTAAAATGGAAAAACAAACATTAACAGAACAGTTTGAAAAATTCTTAGGTTTCACTTTCAATCACAAAAATGATAGATTAGAAATGACTACATCTATCACAGTAAAATATAGTGATTACAAAAGAAATTACTATTTTGATGAAGTTAAAAAAGGCAATTATGATGCAACAAACAAAACAATAGATTTAACTATCACATTAGTATGCAAAAATTGGGGAACAGAAACAGTTGAAGAAATGTTAAATAGAAGAAACACCGCATTTGATAGAACAGAAAGATTAGTTATAGCTAGCAATTTCAACAACTATGAAGAAATTAAAGCGGCTATAGCAAATTCAACAAAATAATTTTAAAACTTTGTATATATTTTTTATTGACTTTATACTACAAATGTAGTATAATAAATACATAAGATAAAACAAAAAAAGTGGAGCTGAAAAACCACAAAAAACAGAGAAAAGGAAAATAATATGAATAAATTACAAAAGCTAAACGAAAAAATGGCGGAACTAGGCTTAAGAATCACAACAAATGTGGATGCAAGACACATTGGGAGCAAATATGCAATTCAAAATATAGCGACAAATGGAGTTGGATGGATAGGTTATAAAACTCTTAAAGAAATAGAAAAGGAGTATAATTTAAATGGAAAATAAAATAAAAAAAATAAGGTTGCAACTTGGACTTAGCCAGTCCGAGTTTGCAACAAAAGTCCAAATTAAAAAAAAGACCTTGCAGTTTTGGGAGCAGGGCAGAAGAAATCCTGGGGTAAAAAATCTGATGCTTATATCAAAAGCATTAGAAATAAAACTCGAGGAACTAATATAAAATTTTTAAAAAGACTGCTCAGGCGGTCTTTTTTATTTGACAAAACAAAAAATATCGTGTATAATAATATTATATCCAAAAGATTAATAGTCTCCTTTTAAAATTTAACCGTGTAGCATTGATGCAATCTGCACATGATGCAGTAATCATCTAAGAGCCAGACCAAATGCGAGATTTGGGCACGGTTTTTATTCATTATTTTATACCTCCTATTCTGTTTAACCCTTGACTTTTTAACTAAAGTTAAGGGTATTTTTTTGTCTATTTTTAAATCAAAAACTTTTAAAAAAGTATTGCATTTTATTTTTTTATGTAGTATAATAAGTATATGATAATTAGTAAATTATCAAGGACAAATAAATAAATAAAATTTAGGAGTGTTGTAAAATGAATAAAACAGATTTGACAAGAGGATATTATTACGTGAGATTTAACGATGGCAGTTTTTCAATTGCCAGTTTTACAGAAGAGGGTGTAAAGTGGTTCCGTGATTGGGTGCTGCAAAACAGACCTGATTACAAAAAATCTATACTCAACGCAAGAGGAATGTTCCTAGAGTTCCTAAAAAGCCCTGGTGAGGGCAAAGGCATATTCTTGGGAGTAAATCACCAAGATGAAGCCTTGAGTCTGCCTCAAGATTGGGAGTCTTGGGGATTATAAAAAGTTTTAAGGGGCACTTTAAAAACCCCTTTCCACGTCAAATGACGTTAAAAATAAATTTTAGGAGGTCCCCAACATGAAAAATTATATCAAAACAAAATACTATCACGAATATTCGGTGCTCAATCATTTGAATATGGTTCCAGACAATTTCACAGGGGTATACGCAGAAGTAGATTTGTGGGCACAAATAGTTTATATCAAATGCGAACATGAAATTCTTTTTGCACGAGAAATAAGTCAAAATGAATTACTAAATCTAGATAAAGCAGTGATAAACTGCTTACACCGAGCAGAAGAAGATGCGGATTTTATTTTCAACAGAAAAGAAACATTACAAATTTTCGTGCACTGTCAAATGCACAGGGAATACAATTCACGTGGGTATGTACAAAAATAAAGTTTAGGGGGTATCTCAAACCCCCAAATAAAAAATAGGAGGGTTTCAATATGAAAACAATAGAAAAATTTGACGGTTTAAAATTCCGTCAAGCAAAAGCACAAACCCCAGTTCCTGATTTTCGAGGTGAGGACTGGGAACTAGAAAAGGAAAGCATCTTAAAAGATGCTGAAACATCTTTAGAAAGGATGTGGGTGCATCTTTATTACAAGCTAGCTAAAAAGTTAGCTTAAGCGGTTAATACCCGCTTGATGCATTTAAAAATAAATGTGTCAAGGAGGTATTAATATTAAAGATTATATTTTAGTAATTAGTTTGGTTTTATTATCAAGCGAAAGTTTGATGATGAGAATAATAGCAATTTTAGGATTGTTATATTATGCAAAAAGGAGGGATAAATAAAATGGATGAAGAAATCAAAAAAGAGTACGAAGCAGGCATGAGTATTGGGCAAATTTGCGAAAAACACAAATACCAAATGACACGTGTTTATTTCACACTTTTCAAAGTCAAAGTAGGACGATGCCGTCCAAAAAGTCATATTGACTGTTTAAATTGTCAATATGAAGATTGCATAAATCAAAGCCAAGGATTATTTGATTTTGAGAAAAAACTAAAACCAAACATCCCAAAATCAAGTTATACAATCAACATGATGCTTGAGCGTGCGAGAGCAGGCAAAAGCAGCTGGAATTTTTAACTTTAAATTTTAAAAGGAGATTGATAGTTATGGATTTAATGGATTTAATAGTTGCAGAAATGCAACGCAGAGATAGTTTTGATAATGATTTAAAAAAAGAGGGTGGGCATATTGATATGTTTAATTGTTTAACATTAAGTGACGATAAATTTTTAGACTTGATGTTAGATGCAAACACAACAATAGTAGACTCTTATAAAGATGCAACTAAAGAGATAAAAACAATTGCTTACAAGGATAAAATGTATTATGTTTCAAAGGAGTATAAAAAATGAGTAGTATGAGATTGCACGAACTTAATCAAGAAGTTGAGGAACTTCTTGAAATGATGGAAATAGCAATTGAGGATGGTGACGAGGACACATTACAAGCGTGTAGAGATACGCTTGAGGGTATGCAGTTAGACGTTAACATGTGCGTATCTGCATATGTTGAGTCAATCAAACGTAATCAGATTTTTAGCGATGCTTTAAAATCTGAAATAGATACATTAAAAAAAAGAAAGGAGGTGTCGGATAATAAAATTGAGAGACAAAAAGAATTTTTGAAAGCTTTTATGCAAAAAGTTGACAAGAAGAAAGTTGAAACGTCAACGTGTGCTGTAAGCTTAAGAAACAACGCTGAAAAATTGGTAGTAGAAGATGAGGAACAATTAATTGAGTTTCTCGAGCACAACGCAAAATGGTGTGTTGACACAGTCAAAAAAATAAGTTTGAGCAAAGTAAAAGCTTTGTGTTTTAGTGTTCCTTTTACCAAAAAAGAGAAAACACAAAGCCTAATTATAAAGTAAAAGGTGGTATATATGGATAATTTAAAATATTACAATATGGGGCGTCAAGTTCCACAAGAGGCAAAAAAAACCATCGGTGGCGGACGTTTAAAAGGAATGACAGACATAAATCCTATGTGGAGGATTAAAAAACTAACAGAAATGTTCGGTCCATGTGGTATAGGCTGGAAATATGAAATCGAAAAGGAGTGGATAGAAAAAAACGGTGACGAGCAAGCAGCTTTTATCAAGATAAATTTATATATCAAAGACGATAACAAATGGTCAGATGCAATCCCCGGGATTGGTGGAAGTATGTTTGTTACAAAAGAAAAAAATGGGCTTTACACCAGTGATGAGTGCTTTAAAATGGCTTTAACAGATGCTTTATCTGTATCATGTAAAGCTTTAGGGATAGCAGCAGATGTTTATTTTGATAAAGACAAGAGTAAATATGACGTTGTGGAAAAACAAAAAGAATACAAATGTTTGGAGTGTGGCAATGTATTTGAGTGCTTTGTAGCTAAAAACGGTAAAACTTATAATGCAGAGCAAGTTTCACTAATGGCAAATAAAAAATATGGTAAAATGCTATGTAAAACATGTGGCATTTTACATCTAGCAAAATTAGATGCAATAGAAAAAGGCACAAACAAAGAGAAACAATCAAATTAGTATTTAGCAAGCGTTTAATCAACAAATTACACTATAAAATTAAATGTTGCTTAAAATGCTTGCTAGCAGCTTTAAAATCGAAAGGTGATTTTATGAAAAAGAAAACAAATGGCACAGAGTTATTATTAATAATTCCAGCGGTTGGATTGTTGGCAATGTGGGTTTTATACATAATTTTTGAAAAATAAATTTAAGGAGTAATATATGTTAAATAAAGCAATTTTAATGGGGCGTTTAGTCGCTGATCCTGAACTAAAACAAACTGCAAGTAATATAGCAGTATGTAAATTTACAATAGCTATTAATAGACCTTTTGTGCCTAAAGATGGCGGAGAGAGACAATCGGATTTTATTAATATAGTTGTTTGGCGAAATACAGCAGAGTTTGTAAGCAAGTATTTTACAAAAGGGAAAATGATTATTGTTGAGGGTGCTTTAAGAAATAACAATTATACAGATAGTAATGGTACAAAACATTATACGATAGAAGTACATGCAGATAACGTGTCTTTTGGTGGAGATAAAAAGTCAGATGATGCATCTACAGAGCAAAAACCAAAACAGCAAGAGCAAGCAAAAGAAAATATTCCTGATTTTGATTTATCAGGGTTTGAAGAACTCGACGGGGATGTTCCTTTTTAAATTTTGCCACCGACATTAATGTCGGTACCTGAAAGGAGTAATTATGGATATTATAAGTAAAAAAAGTTGGAGGTTACAAATGATTAATAAAAAAAGAGCGGATCTAAAAAACAAAGAAGAAGAATTTATTAAATTAAATAATGAGTTGCTGCAGTTAGAAAACGACTGTAGACATCTTAGACAAAAAATGCAGCAAGCAAAACATGATATATATTTTTTAGGCAGACAAATAAGTCTTGATAAAAAAGATTTAAGAGCACTGGAGGTGCAAAATGGATAAAATACGTGTAATTGGCGGACTTTTGAGCAAAGAAGAAGAAAAAGCAGTAATTGAAGTAGTTGACAAGTACACAGATGTTGACTATGCAGAAGCAATAATCAGCGGTGACTATATCGACATAAAAACATATCGTAAAGCACCATTTAAGCGTATAAGACGTATTACAGGTTACTTAGTTGGAGATTTAAGTAGATTTAACGATGCAAAATTGTCAGAAGTAAAAGATAGATTAAAACATAATTGATTTTAATAAAAGCACGGTTTTTACGCGTGCAAGGGGGTTAAACAATGGAGCACACTTTGATTAAGTTAAATGGCGATGAATGGTTGATTATGAGAGGGGCTATACACATAGCGATTGAAAGAACAAAAACAAATCTTGATTACTATAAAGCACAATGTATAGAAGAAACCGAAGACATGAGATTTAACATGAGCATGGTGGATGATTTTTCAAATACTCTAAAAAATCTCGAGTATTTGAAAAAGAAAACCGAAAAATTTGAAAGGATGGATGGCGACGAGCTATGAACAAAAAAGTTAATATTATATTGACAGCTGATGTAATTGATAAAATGAGGGTTATGCCAGATAAAGAAATAGCAGAAATGCTTTTTGAATGTCATAATCATGCTGTTTTATCTACAAACTGCAAACAAGGAGCATACACTATAGACTTAGAGACTTTTAATCGCATAGAGAGGTGTAAATTTTAATGATACATATAATTTTATCAGATAAATTTTTAGCTATGAGCAATAACGCTAAGCTTTTATATTTGATGCTGCACGCATCTTTAGACAAACAGTATGATAGAGTAATATATAATCTTGATACAATGATAACTCTAATCGGAGCACTAGACACGACTAAAAAAGAGTTATTAGATAACGATTTTATTTCAAAAATCGATGGAGTTTATTACTTGAGATAGTCAAAACTATTGACAAACGCATACACATATGATATAATATACTTATGCAAACAAAAGAAAGGAGGTGTTTTTTTGGGAACAGCTAGGACTAGGGCAAGTCTCAAGTATAATCAAAAAGCTTATGATTTTATGAGAATTACAGTCAAAAAAGGTGAGCTAGCAAGACTTAAAGAAATAGCAAAAAGTCAAGGCAAGTCACTTAATAAATTTGTGACAGATGTAGTCTACAAGGAAGTAGACAATATAAGAAAGAGCGTTTAGTATGAATGAAAAGGATAAATATATAAAACTTATCAGCAGTATGTCTGACAGATACGAAAATAAATTTGACAAATTAGTAAAATGGTTAAATACGTGATTGGAGGGCAATTAATGAGCAAAAACAAAAAGTTTTTTTGGTTGAAGTTAAAAGAAGATTTTTTTGAAAATGATGAAATAAAAATTTTAGAGAGTCTACCAAACGGCATGGCTTACAGTAATTTTTATTTAAAGTTATTATGCAAGTCAATAAAAAATAATGGTGTATTGCGATTACGAAACGTAATACCATACACAGTAGATATGTTGGCATCTATGACAAATACTAATATCGATATAGCAAGAGGAGCAATAGAAAAGCTTATAGCTTTAAATATGATAGAAGTGCTTGATGATGGAGCTTTATATATGCTAGACATAGAAAACATGATAGGAAGTGAGACAGATAGTGCTCGACGCATGAGGGAGGCAAGAGCAAAAATAATAAATTTGGAAGAAAAAGATAAAAAAAGTCTAACATTGTGCGAAAATGTGCGAAAAAGTGACACAGAGATAGAACTAGAAATAGAACTAGAAAAAGATATAGAAATAGATAAAGAAAAAAAGATAAAAAAAGAAAAAAGTACGGTAAAAGCTAAAGCTTTCACAATACCTGCTATTGACGAAATAAAAGAATATTGCAAAGAACGAAAAAACAATGTAGATGCAGAAAAGTTTTTTGATTATTATGAAAGCAAAGGATGGTTAGTCGGTAAAACAAAAATGAAGAACTGGCAAGCTGCTATACGTAATTGGGAAAAAAATAATTTTGATAATAGCAACAAAAAGCAGGAGTTAAAAACACATAATCATAATGAGTTCGCAAATTTTGAAGAATACGACATACTTGCAGAGTTTGACGAGATATTAAAAGACGAGGAGACGGCAAAATGTTTGAAGAGTTCTTAAACAACGCATCTAATCAAGCAAGTATTTATCAAGCAGATGATGATTACACAAAAGATGGGCTAATACATTGCAATAATTGTAATACTCCAAAACAAACAATTATAAAATTAATGGGTCAAGATAAAAAAGTATTTTGTTTGTGTATGTGCCAATCTCTAAAAGTTGAGGATGAGGAAAACAGACACAAACAGATACAGCAAGAGTATATTAACAAACAAAAATCAGATAGTTGTTTTGACGACAAAAGTTTAAAATCAAAAACGTTTGATACAACTGATAAAAACTCTAAAATATATACATTAGCTTATAGATACGCTAGTAATTTTGATAAGATGTTAAAAAACAATATGGGATTAATCATGCACGGAGAGCGTGGAACAGGGAAAACACATATATCAGCTTGCATTGCTAACAGTGTGTTAAGCCAAAGTTATAGTGTTTATATGACTAAGTTAAGCGTATTGATGAGTAAAATGCAAGAAAATTACTCAGAAAACAAATTGCATTTATTAAATAAAATAAATGATGTTGATTTATTTATTTTAGATGATATGGGCACGGAAAGGCACACAGAAACAGCTATGGAGTTAATATTTGATATAATTGACAAAAGGTATTTAAGTAAAAAGCCAATCATTATTTCAACAAATTTAACTCAAGATGAATTCACGAATAATGAAAATACGCAATACAGAAGGATTTTTGACAGAATAATCGAAAACTGTACATTTGTTAAATCTGATATAAAAAATCAGAGAGCAGATAAAGCAGCGGTAAATAAACAAGATTTATTAAAAATTTTAAAAGGAGAATAATTATAAAAAAATTCAAAGAAATGTTGTGTTAAATCAATTCTACACGTGCACATTTAGCTGTTATTGTACGTGTAGATAGTTTATAATAAAAAGTGACATTAAATTTAATCTAGCGTTTAAACGCACGCTAGATAGCTTAGAAAGGAAATTTGAAAAATGATTGAAGAAACTAAGATTAAAGACAGTGGGGAAAGGCGAAAATTTGAAACTGGTGCGGTAAGGGATATAGCAGAGGGCAAGGGTAGATTTGATTTATTACCGCTTGACGTGATCGGAACAGCTAATCAAGATAATAGACTAACTAACTTAAGCTGGTATCAAAAAACAAACGAGGAGACTTATTTATATGCTGCTATGTCAGCAATAAATTATAAGATGGATTATACTCTAATAGCACGTATTGCAAGACATTTTGAGGAGGGGGCCAAAAAATACGATGAAAACAACTGGCGTAAAGGGTTACCTTGCAAATGTTACATAGATAGTGCGACTAGGCATTATTTTAAGTGGCAACTCAAGGAAACAGACGAAGACCATGAAGCAGCTTTTTATTGGAATGTAATGTGTTGCATTTGGACCCACGAAAACATTCCTGAAATGCAAAGTTATAAAAATGAGGTGGGTTAAATGACTTTTGATTACATAATACCTTTTATTCCACCATCAAACAACCAATTTATCGGGCGTAATCAAATACGCCAATTTCAAAAACAAAAAAAAGAGTGGGCAGATATAATAAAACTTTATACGCTCAAAAACAAGCCTTATAAGCCAATTCAACAATGTAAGTTGACTTTGTTTTATTACTTTAAAGATAAGACAAGACGAGATCCCGACAACTATTCAGGCAAATTTATACTTGATGGACTCGTAAAAGCAGGGATAATATTTGATGACAGTTTTTTTAACGTAAACTTGATATTAAAAGCGGCTGTTGATAAAAGTAATCCAAGGTTGCATATAATCATAGACAGCGAGGGTTATATTAATGATTAAAAAGATTAAAAGATTAACAAAACATCATGATATTAAAATCAAAGATGCGGTTAAAATTTTATTGAAAGCTAGATTTGATTATAATTTAGCTAGAGAGATTGTTAAAAACAATAAATATCAAATTGTTGTATAAAAAAGTGGAGGTAAAAATAATGAAAAGCAATGTAAAAACTAGTTGTGCAAATTGTCAATACGATATGTTTAACAGCATATCAAATGACGTGGCAAAAGCAGTAATAGCAGTTTATCTGTATGACTTAAGCCTAAAAGGATATGGCAAAAAGCGTATACAAAAGACTTTTG